CACGAAAGATGTCACCAGCCGCAGCCGCAGGGCCAAGCGTACCGCGCTCGCCCTTGTAGCGGCCCCCGCCGACCGCAGTCGCAAGGTCAACCGCCGTAAACATCAGCACATCGATGATGTCGCCCGTGGAAGCGCCAGATGTCAGCACAACGTCAGATCCGTTGGTGGCCGCAAAGTCGGTGCCATCGACCAGCCTGACGCCGTTCATATAGACATCCACAAAGCCAGCCGTATAGCCCGCTGTGGCAAAGCTGGTCTGCCCTGAGGTAGCCGTAAAGGTCTGCCGCGTTTGCGTGGCCTGTGGGACTGGCTGTGTGCCTATGTATCCTGACATTATAAAGCTCCTATGATAAACGCCAGTAGCTCGCTGTATCGAACCCCAAGCCTAGTGCGCTCTGTAGCACCCTCTGGCGCTTCTTCTTGTGTGTCATATGTATCTGTGCGGGTGTAGGCATCAACGGCTTCTACAGCCTCAGTGACTACGTTGCCTTCTTCGTCAAGCACCTCTGCCACAGCTTCTACCGCTGGCACCTCTGTCTGTGTTTCCCACCAAGTGTTTGACATAAACATCGCATAACGGCCCGCATCCAAGCCCTCTGCGGCAAATGCAGCTTGTAAATCCTGTGCAATGATACCGCAGTGAATACGGGCATTGTCACCCTTTTCCTCAACGGCAGACTTCCAGCGCCATGCTTTAAGCAAGCCTTTGCAGGCTACAGCAACACGTTGCTCCGCTTCAGTTAAGTCACGGATGTCTTGCTTGTCGTTACCGTCAGAACCTGTTGTTACGCCATTAACGATAAAGGCATCGTTCCAACGAACATTCCAGTGTCCTAAATCCAAAGCATTATCTCTATTAGCCCCAGTTTGGCTTGCAGGACGTAAATCATCATTGACTAATCTAAACCCTGCGCCATTTATTGATGCCATCCACAATAGGTTTCCAGTCGATGTCCCAATACTCCCCACAGTGGTGGTTCCCTTTTTAAAGACTAGGATGTCTCCATCGCTTGTCTCTCTTGATAGCTCAAGAACTGAACCACCATCCCTAACGTGCTGAGTAAAACCATTAGCATCAAACCTGTGACCGTCAGACACACCGCTTGTAGCTGTTCGCCCAATAAGAGTTTGGCCCGCTGATGTGATGCGCATACGCTCCACTACAGTTGCTGTTGCGTCTGCCGTACCAGAAGTAGCAGTGTGAAACCTATGAGTTCCGTTTGTTTGCTGATAACGAGATGCTGGGCCAGTGTTTAAGTAAGCATTAACTCCCCCATTTGAAACATATAGGTTGTTGTCAAGGGTTGTTCGTAAATCTGTTGACCCATTGCTCAAAGCCCACAAAGATGTTGTGCCGCCAAGTTGTAAAGCTGTTGTTGAAAGAGGTGTATACCAAGACTCAGGAACCACCCCAATCCCAACATTGCCGCTCGCATCCAGTGTCATCGCAGTAGATGTGGCGTTGTCATCTATGCCTTGAGAGGTAAACGCCCCGCCTACATCTAGCGCCCCACTGACATCAGCATCCCCAGCGATATCAGCGCCGGTTGTGCTAAGGTTTACCGCTTTAGACCCAATGTATCCTGCCATTAGCTTTCATCCTGTTCTAGCACACTAAGCAAAACATCCGCAGATGTTGCAGTGTCAGATGTTGCAACCACAGTATCACCAGCTTCCAGCACCACCTTTCCATCTAAAACAGATAAGGCAGATCCAGCCGGTATTGGCGCACCCTTTACGATGTATGCACCAGCCGCTTGCACATCGACCTTAATCTGACTTGCTGTGCGATTGGCTACGTTACATCCGATAACAACAGCCTCTTTGCCAGAGGCTACAGTATGAACAGTGGCCGGTGATGTACCTAAATTTAACGATGTGTAGTTATTAAAAGCCATGCTCTATCCTAACGCTATGGAGTATATGATTGCTTGAGTAACAGCATCCGCTGCCGCTGCGCTTGCTGCCGCCGCTGTTGCAGAAGCTGCCGCAGCAGTTGCAGAGTTACCCGCATTTGTTTCACTGGTTGCAGCATTTGTTGCGGATGTAGAAGCCTCACCAGCTTTTGTCGTTGCTGTCGCTGCGCTTGTTGCTGCATTAGTTGCAGACGTTGCTGCCGCGCCTTGACTTGTTGACGCATTGCTTTCGCTGGTGGCCGCATTGCTTGCAGAGGTTGCCGCTGCGCTTGCAGAGTTTGATGCAGCAGTCGCGCTTGTTGCTGCGTTTGTCTCGCTAGTACCAGCCGCTGTCTCTGATGCAGCCGCATTTGTTTCGCTTGTAGATGCAGCGCTTGCAGAGCTTGCAGCGTTTGTTTCGCTAGTCGATGCATTGCTTGCGCTAGTCGCAGCAGCGCTTTGCGAAGACGCAGCCGCTGTTGCGCTATTACCAGCATTTGTCTCAGACGTTGCAGCAGCCGCCGCAGATGCCGCAGCGCTTGTAGCGCTAGTTGCCGCCGCAGCCGCATCAACAATCAGGCTCCACTTAGCGCTGTCTGTATTGGTTGTTAAGGGCTGAGAGCCAGACGATGTGTGCGCAGTAACGCAGATAAAGATGTTGTTGGTGCTTGTGTCTTTAACCAAGTCACGCACCGCATAGGCAGTGCTTGCACCCCAATCACCGCGAAATGTACCAAGCTCTTGCGTAACCGCAAGCTCTCCAGACCCATCAAAGCCAAATACTTTGTTTGCACGATCTGCCGCAGAAACAGTAAACTCTGTGGATGTAATTGTGTTTGTCTTAGATGCCTTGATTGACCGGGCTATTTCTTCCTCATGCGTTTGCACCATAAACGTCAGCTTGTCTAAGCTGTCTTCCATGCTGCCCGCTGGAAATGGATCATTCGGCACAAGATCCAAGCCTTGCGTTAGCGGTTGCTCGCGCAAGATCGTAAGCGTTTCACCAGAAGCGGGTGGAGTACCCATTGTCACATTACCACCACCGGCATCACCCACACCGCTTACAGTGTAGTTGGTTGTAATAGTTTGCGTTGTTTCTGTGCCGGTTGCAGACCGAACAATGACAGTCAAATCATCTTGGTCAAAGACCTTGAACGTATAGGCAAAGACAGTGGTAGAACCATTGCCGTTATAGCTTACCTTGCTTGTGCTACTTGATACTGTCATCGTCTGCCCTCTTCTTTGAGGATTTCAATTTGCTCATACGCTGTACGCATATTCTCATATCCGGGCATTTCAATCAATGCCGCAAATCCAGCTTGCAAAAACTCTTGGTTTATTGCCGATAGCATAGAAATCCTTTCGTTGTCCGTAAGCCCTTCGTACTGCCTAGAAGATGTAATAGCCTCTAACGTAGTGCGGAAATCCATAGGCCCAAAGCCGCTGCGCGAAAGCGTGATTTCATTCTTAGATAAATTAATCAAGTCTGATTGCGCACCATAGCTAAGCTTTAAGCCCTTGTATCTGTTAGGATTATTTACCGGCCATTTGTTTGTCATCTTGTATAAGCGGATCATCTCGCGCTCATAGCCTTGAAGATCTTTACCTTCTTTTAATCGCAAGCCGCTTAGGTTTCCTAGTATTGCAGCGCCGGGGCGATTTGCAAAACTAAACTCATCAGAGCCTTTTACCTCGCCAAACGTGTCATACTGCACGGCATTATAATCACGCTCATCCCTAAAGAAGCTGTCTTTAGCTTGCAGAGAGTTCATAAACTGGAACGCTGAAATCATGTTATCGCCTACGTTAGACTTGGGCAAACCCACAACTCTGTAGTCTGGCGTGCCATCTGCCGCAGCAAACTGAAACTGCTTGTTGCCATCCGCGTCTTCGATAATCTTCTCAACATCCTCAACCGTGTAATACTCAACGTCATCCCTTGGGCGAACCTTAGTTGGATCTGCAATGCGCTGAAACATTCTTTGCAAAGAGCTAAGAGGATTAGGCAAGCCTATAGGTGTAGCGCTTTCTGCATAACTTCTAGCAAGCTGCGCGGGGTCATACCCGTCCATAAAGCTAACAATATCAGCAACGCCTTGGAGCATTGGAAGTTCTTTGTAGTATTCAAGCGTAGCAATCAAAGCTGCCTGCGCATAGTTTTGCTGCAACTCAGGATCGTTTGTCATATTGGCACGCTGCACCGCATCAGCGGTTACGCCAAGAATAGCACCAACCGGCTCAAAGCCAGCATAGCTTATATATGTTAAAGGCCCGTTTGGAACGCCAAATGGATTGTACAACGGCTTGTCTTCCGGGAAACCTTCGCCCCGAATGACGAAGCTGTATGGTTGCCATCCCGGCGGCAAAGCTTCTCTAGCCTTTTGATCTTGCGGCAAGCCGCCTGTCATCTGCCCGTTCATGGCGTACTGAGAAACGGTGTACATAGTTGCGGAACCAACAGACAAACGCCCAACGGCAAGCTGCTGCGCCTTCGACCCGTTTAACCCAAGCAAGTCTGTAGAGCTTTTGCTGAATGGCGTGTATTCCATTGCTCTTAGCAAAGAGTTTGTCGGAGCAGTAACAAACGGAATAATAAACCGGCCAACCATAGTGCGCTGCAATTGACCCGAAACTTTCCCGAACATTCCTAAGTCAGATTGCAACGTGTCAAACTTAGCCTTGTAATCTAAGTCTTCAGCCATTGCTTTAGGATCTAGCAGCACCATTCCCGCCTCATCCAAGGCTTCTTGCTCTGTCTTGCCTTGGCGCAAGGCATACTGATATCTGCGGTTTATTGATGTGTATAGCTCGCCGCGCTGCGAAATGGTTTTAACAAATTCATCAGCAGAAAGAAGCAAGCGAAACGGTATACGCATACGCTTGCCAATCTCCGTCAAAGACCTTCCAAACATTGTCTCGCCCTGACCAGCAACAACGCCGTACTGCTCTACATCAAGCTTGCTTTTACCGGCAGGCATTTCTGTGCGCCAAGCAATAGACGCCGCTTTTAGTGCATCCCGATAACTGTCGGCCCAACCCTTTACGCGCAGCAAAGCATCTTGCGCATAAATCTGATCTTCTGAGATTAAAGTCTTTTCGCCTGCCGCTGTTCTCAGCCCACGCACTCCCATGCCATAAAAGCCTGAGATAATTTCTGCGGGCAACTGGTAAAGCATAAAGCTCGCGCCGCCGACAACATTCTTAACTTGCGTTGCCGGTGAAGACAGTAAGCCAGCTAGATATGCCTCATGCACAACTTGCTTTGTCTTGGCCCACCAGCCGCCACTTGCAAATTCATTGATGCCTTTAAGACCATTCTCTTTGCCAGCTTTTAGCAAACGATCAGCCATTGCATCGGTAACGCCTTCGCCGCCTGTTTCTTGCAACAAGCGCTGTGCCTCTTCGCTAAAGCGTGTTGCGTCTAGCTCGCCATCAATGCGCACTTGGAATGATTGCAACGCTCTAGCCGCTTCTGTCTGCGCACCCTTTAGCTGCAATTGTATTCCGCTGTGGATTGCAAGCTGCCTACGAAACTTTAATCTGTCACCGGCATCCGCTTTGCCTGTCTTTATCCTACGTGCGAGATCTTCCAGCTTAGTAGCGCTGCGCACCAGTAGCTCACGCGCTGCAAGAAACTCTGATGCAACTAGTGGCCGATCGCCAATCTTGCGGGCAAGCAACTCTTCTGTAAAACCTATTTCATTTGCAAGCACCTTTCGTGCTTGTATTAGGCTCATGTCATTCGGGATCTTGCCCCTAGTACGCGCAACCGTTTCGTCAGCGTAAACCTCGCCAATAGCCGTGATAACCGCCTGCACATCTTCATCTGTGTCTAAGTAGTCAAAGTTAAAATCACCGCCATCTTTTAGCGACTTAATGTTTTTTTCTTTAACGCTTAATCGATCTAGCACATCATCCGCGACAGCCTCATCAGCCACGCCGGTTTCTGGCTTAAAGCCTCTGGTTTCTGCTTTTAAAGCTTTTTGCGCAACATCGTTTACATCAACAGCTAATGCATCAGCCTCTGCTTTCTCCGCATCTATTGCTTGCTGCGCATCTTCCAAAACATTTGTCGGGAACTCTTCCCCCGGCTTAAACGTCTGCAAGCCTCTGCGCTCAAACTCAGCCACGCCTTCTGGACTAAGAACCTGAGCAGCCAGCGCACGTTTTGTTGCAGTCTCAGAAAACTGCTCTGGCTCTGGAACAATACCGGCTTCTTGCGGCGTGGGCAAACGCGGCGCTACACGACCAACAGGCGGTTGTGTAGGCTGTTGCTGCAAAGCTTCATCTAAAGCCTTGACAGGCGGGGCAGGCACATCTGATACGGTTTTACCAACACTGCCTAGAACATCCAGCAATCGCCCAAGACCAGCAACCTCAAAGCCTTCACGTTCTGGCCCTTTGGCAAACTCAGTTGGCGCACCAGCTAAAGCTGTGCGTTGCCGCGCTTCTTGCTCACCGGCTAGTTCTGTTGGATCAATCGCCATGCTTATGTCTCTTCTTCATTATCGCGCTGAACAGACATCGCTGTTACTGCCACAGGCCCAACTATACCATACTTTTTCAAGATTTGAATTAACCTATCATCGAAAATAACATAGTTATCAGATCCTGTCTCTGGAACATTTCTTGAACCCGGCCCTCTATTCGCTTTGTACTTAATGCCCTTAACGCCGTGCTTCTCAAGCAATTCTTCGCCAGAGTTTTCAACCCCACGCAAAACAGACCAATCATTTAAAAAACGAACGGCTGTAAAATTATCCAACATTAACTTTTGCGCATCTCTAATAGCCATCTCTGTATTGCCATTATAAGGTGGCGAAAACAGATCTACGCCAAGATTGAATGCATCATCTATTGTGATTTCATTTAAAACTTTGGCAATCGATCTTTGAACAAAGGGGGTTTGCTCATCAAAAGGCTTATCGTAATCAAGCAATTCGTCTGGCTTTACATCTAAACCAACTTGATAAGTTTTTCCCGTAGAGAATGATAAATCGTTTGCATCTATAGCCTTTAATGCGTCAAGCTCATCATTTAAGCTATCCAATATAATTTGAGAAATTTCATCAAAACCACTACCTTCAACTATATCTGTAGTTGGATATGTCAGTTTAGTTATCTCAATTTCGCGTTCTGTGTCTTTAATAGCCCTGTCTTTAGCCAACTGTATTAACTGAGGCTGTGGCAACTGCTTGGTTTCTACGGTTGTAACTTTATTAAGGCTGTCAATTATTTTATTGATAGATGAATATTCATAGCCCTGCGCCTCTGCTTCTGGCGTGTCTCCTAGATTTATAAACGGCTTGCCTTTGTATGTGACATCATAGCCCTCTCTTAAATCCTTGGCCTGCCTTACCGCTGATTTATAAAACTCAGCAATGTTTTCACTGTCAGTGAAATAAAGCCCATACCCAAATGCTTGCGCACCCTCGCCAGTGTTAATTTTATCTAGCTTAAACTGATCAAAGTCAGCGCCAGAGCCGTGAAAAGCAATGATCCCCGGTTCCGTTTCTGTAGGCGGTTCAGCTACAGCGACATCCCCGCGAGCAGCAGCGCGGGCAACGGCAGAGGCATCTTTAACATCAGATCTTTCTTTCAACAAACGCGTGTATTCACTAAGCAATTCTTTATCGCCCGGATTATCAAGCACTGCCTGCTTTGCTTGCTTAACTAGATCATCAATCGCACCCGCACCGAATGAGCTAGTTGTGGGCATTGGGCCGGGTTGGTTTAATCGCTCGCCAACAACCTCAATTGCGCTGCGTATTGATGGCAGGCTTTTCTTGATTGCCTTGCCCACAAACATGCCAACACCCGTTGCCTCTGCAATGCCAGCAGCAACAAGCAGTGCGCCAAGCAATCGATCTACCTTGCTATCCTTGTTCTCAGCACGACCTTGGCTAAATAAGCGTGCGCCTTCTTGTATGTCCATAATCCCCGCAGTGGCAAAGTCAGCCACGCCTATGCCAGACTTATGACCAAACACAGCGTTAGACAAAACCTCTGCCTCGCCCATTAGCTCGTTTTCTCTGGTGCGCAATGTCTCTTGGATAGAGCGCGGGTATTCAGCAGAACCCCTTGCCGGGATAGCCTCACCTGTCTGGCTAACATACTCTGCCTCTAAGTCTTCACGCAGGCTGTTTAAAGCAATGTCAGTCAGCGTAGCAGTCAAAGCCTGAGATCCGCTTTCGCGTAGCGTGGGATCACTAGTAAAGACGCTAAGCGTGCCTTGCTGTAACTGTTGCTGTATTTCTTCCTGAGACAATGGCGCGATAGGCTCCACCTGAGAAACACCAAGCCCTGCCTCTTGTATAACTTGCGGAGAATAGCCTGCCGCCGTTAAGTCTTCCTCAGAGAAACCGCCCTGTATATCACGCAATTGCGCTGCATAATCTTGCACGCCTCTGACTTGTGCGCCCATGTCTATGTCAACATCCGCTTGCGCTTCTGGCGCAGCAGGCATCGCAGGCGCTTCTGTCATTGCTGCCGGTGCTGGATCTTTCTTTGGATAATATCGCTGGTACTCCGCTGTTTCTGGCCCGTACTCAATGCCATCAATCAATACTGCACCCGGTAAGCTTGCCTCGACTTCTAAGCTTTGCTGTCCAATCTGCACGTAACCGCCAGACTGCATAGGCATTAGGATTTCGTTAACACCCTGCTCTGGATTAAACACGCTTTTCTTTGACTTGATTGCCTCTGCATTAAAGCCCGCGTCCATAATTGTAGCGGCTTCATCATACTTGGCCGCTTCGTAGTCAGTGTCTGCGCTTAGTAAATCTGACATTAAAATAGCCCCTGATTAGCGTATCTTGCTTTTAGTGTTGCTTTAAACACAGCAGTTTTTGTTTGCGCTCTTTCTTGTTGCGTTTCGTCAAGATTATCAAACCATTCTTCTACAGATCCAAGCGGGTCTGCACGATCAACTGTAAGATTTTGTGCTCTAAACGTGCGCTCAAATTCACCAACAGCTTCCTCATATTCAGCCCTAAGCTCTTCTTTGTAGATAACCTCAAACTCAGTAACTTTTTCTTTGGCAAAAGTCCTAATCTCAGACAATGTCATAGGATCGCCTTCTGCCTCGCGCCGCGAAAACTCATCTAGCAGCGCACCATCAGCGGCCTCAAACGCAACCTTAGAGGCCTGAGCCAGCCGATCATCTACGCCAATTGCTTGTTGCTCATTGTACTTAAACGCACGCTTAATAAGCCTAGATCCAACGTTAAGACTTTCGTCTGCCTCATTAAATATCTTAGTGCGCAATTGGTTGACCATAGACGCAGTAAGACCGGCTCTGACAACTACATCATCAAGCTCTGATGCCCGTAGCATTCCCGCTTCCGCTTTGGCATAAAGCTGGCTAAACGACCTGTCATTTCCCTGATTAGGCGGCGCAAACCCATAACCATCTTCTTCACCAATCTTGCTTGCCTTATCTTGCTGCTCAGGAGACATCCACATCTGCTTGTTTAATATATCTAAAATAGCAGCGCGAGCATCAGATGCTTTGGCAAAAAAACCTATACGATCTCTCTCTCTAAAGTCGGCTTGGAAAGAAACAGGCATTTCTAAACCATTGTCTGTATACAGCTTTTTAATTTCATTAAAGTAAACTACGTCTTCATTACTTATAGAAAACAACCGGTTGTACAATGCACCGTTTACGTCATTAATGCTATCATCTTGCACTTTTTCAAGCTTTTGATTGGCGTCAAAGAATTGCAGTGAAGATTTTAAATTCTTACTAAGAACGGCTAGAGCATCATCTCTTGGCATTGAGTTTAACACAGTCAAAGCATAGCTATCCGTAACGCCTGTTGCCGCCATAGCATCTTCTTGAGATATGGCCCCGCTTGCGACTTCATCTTGCAGCGTCAACAGGTTAAACAAATCCAAAGACGCGCTAGGATCAGCGCTCATAATGTTTGCTAAGTAGCCAGATGCAATGTCTGCCTTCATCTGATCCAAGGATGTATTAACAGCATCTGGATTATACCGGCCAGCCTTTATGCCGTTCTGCATAGAGTTTGAAATAGCAGCCATACCAGCCGCATACTGCTCTAACGTAGCGCCGGGTTTTGACAAATCATTGACCAATGCCGTTTGCCGCGCTGCCAAAGCAGCCTGCTCAGCAGCAATAATCTTTTTGTCTATAACACCTTGAAGCCTAAACCGCTCTTGTATTTCGGTCTGGTTAAAGCTGAATTCAAGCTTTTTACGCAAGCCGGGATTACTGACGCCCGGAAGCACACTGTCTTTAATTGCGTCCATCTGCTCTTGCCAAACATTCTCGCCATCGAAAATATTACCATAGTCAGATGTCTTAGAAAGCTGCTCAGTTACCGCACGCATACGCTCATCAATCTCAAGCGCACCTTCGTTATACTGCGCCTCAGTAATCATGTTGTAGCGTTGAACCGCAAACTGCCCTGCCTGAGAGGCAAGTTCAGTCATTACCTCACCCTTGCGCAATGCAGCCTGCACAAAGGGCTGCGCGTTCATTCTAACGCTTAGTGATCTACCGGGCGCTTCGCTAGTCGGAACTGCCTTTGATTGGTAAACTGGTATTCTCATTTGCCGCCCTTACTTATTCAAACAGTCCAGTATCAATGCCAGCACGCGCACCCGCGCCAATGCCTTTAATCAAGCTTGCAGTGCCACTTGCTCTAAGCCCAGCCGCCTGCGCACCACCTTCCATGCGAGATAGCTGCGCACTAAGTCTGCTTTCTTCTTGCGCGTCATTGATCTGCATATTGGCAATTTCATTGTCGTATTTTGCCACAGCCATTTCATAGTCAAACTCGCGTGCATTTTCGCGTAAGACTTGGATTGGTGTGCCTTGGCTCATGTCAACGCCAGCATAACCATAACCAGCCCTTGCCTTGCCTTGCACCACACGCTCAAAAGCTTGCCCTGATCTTTCACCTTGAACCAAAAAGTTAGCGTTGATAATGCCGCGCTGTTTTTCAAGCAAACCAATGTCACGCTCAATAATTTGTGCGTTAAACTCACCCGCACTCTGCGCAGCTTTAGCAGCTTGATCAGCAGATTGCTTCGCTTGCACGCCGCCAACAACAGACGCGCTTGCACTAACTACCGCCGCAATTGTAAGTGGATCAGCCATTTTGTTGCCTCAAATTCTTAGCATAAACTCGCTCAGTGTTTTTGTAACCCAAGCGAACAAACAATTTATCAAGAGGTTTCTGAACTCTAGTGCTTACAGCCATTATAGAAACACCTAAATGTTTTATTTCTTTTTCAGCAAAACGCAGCAATTTGGCAGCGGCATGCCCTTTTCGATATTCTTGATCTATGTAGAGTATATCACTACTTGCAAAAAGATGCTCCCTATAATGCAAGTGAGGCATAACGGTTATAAACAAATATCCAGCTAAAATGTCACCATCTCGCAATGTAAAAACATTAAGAAGACCAGCCGCATCTATTTTCTCATACATATCCCAACTAGGGTTTAATTTTAAAGTTTCCTTATCATAGGCAACCTCTTCCCAATGCCGCTCGCACAAGGGCATGATTTCATCCCTTACGTTGGCAAACTCTTCTCTCTGGTAAGTTACCGTCATATGTCAAACGTATTCATGCGTGGGTACAATCCTAAGACGGTTAGCGGCAGTGCTTGGCTTTGCTGCACATAGATACGATCATCATCATCAAAACCGCCTTTGAACTCAATGTTTTTATCACCAGTAAATAACGGCACAGCCTGATCCATGTTCATCGAACTATCGCGGAACGGAATACGATCTATCTCTGCGCTATCGTTGCCGACCTCAATGCCAACACTTTCATAGATGCGAAGAGTGATTGCATGGATGCGCTTGGGCTTACCTTGGCTTGTGCCATCAACAGATCCGCTTTCAATGCGCAACGTCTGCATAGAGCTAGTGTAGCCATAACCGATAGCTGCCGTTGTCGTGGAAAAATCCAAGGGAACAGATCCATTACTAACAGTCTTGTCTGGATGCGTTGCGCCATTGGCTAAGATATCAACAGTCTGCCCTTCTAGGTGGTACAGACCAGACAGGCTGGTTACAGCACCGCCAGAATATACTAGCCCGCTATCTACAAAGAATGCCGCCGTTGTATCGCTGCCAAAGTCAAATGTCTTTAACACCTCAACGTAACGCTTGGTAACACCGTTAATTGTGCGCTTCACAATCATGTAAAGCTCATCCTCACCGCTGTCAGTTGGCAGTGTCGCAATGCTTTCAACAACAGCCTGCCCAGAGCCGAACACACCGCCGATCACATGCTTATGCCAAGCAACAACTTCTTCTTCCCGGCGATAAGTTAAGCCTAGCAGCGTGCCATCTGAGCGAATGCACCATATAACGCTGTCTGGCTCTTGCTGGTATGCAAACTGCACAAGCCCGCCCTCTGTGATATGCTCAGCCAATATAGTCATGTCTGGCGCTTGATAGCCCGCAGTGTTGACCTCACCGGCATATCTAAACTCTCTAAGCTTTCTTGCGCCGCGCTGGGCAAACAAAGTAACATCTGCAACTTGCACCGGCTCTACCTGAGCAGACCCATAGTTGCTGTATTTGCGGATAAGCGTAGTTGTTGGCGTGATAGGCCCGTCATTCGTAGCGGTCAAAACGTACTCGCCGCCACTTGTGCCTATCGTTAGAACTCTTGTTGCTGAGAGATAGCGAATAGCATTCACTTGGTTAGACGCAATCGTGTAAATCAGCGCGTCATCGTCAGCAGTGCCAACCGTAAAGTTAGTGTAGTCACCGTTTTTAGAAAACCAAATAGTCTGTGGATTATTGTTTGTGTTGGCAAACACAAGCCGTTGCTCAAAGAATGTAACAACGCTTGGCCGGTTGTTTGCACCAGACAAACCCGGTGATGGTGATCCGCTAAAGCTTACAGTCGCAAACGTCCATGCGTTGTGATCAGTACGCGTTAGCGTGCGTACATCGTAGCTGGGATGCACAATGTACATCGTGTCAGCAGACTGCACAAAACGCAGATCAAATAAGTCAGCTTCCGCATAAGGCGCAGCCGTTTCGTAAATCTCTGTGGCCGTACCGCCTGATGTGTATGTGGTAAAGCTGGTTGTGTTTATCGCATTGCCAAACAGATCTTGCAGCGTAAACGTGTTTGTCGTGACATTCGCAACACGATAGTTGCGGCCATTAAGCTCTGTCATCCCACCTATGCTTTCGACATAGATTTCATCGCCATTGCTGTAGCCGTGGCTACTGCTAGTTAAAACACCGGGGCTTGCCTTGGTGATCGCCGTAATAGTTTTGCTTGCACTAACTAAAACTTGCAGGCCATTGCGAAACACACGCATGACCTGATTACCGAACTCCAAAATATATGTGTCGGTTGTTTTAAACTGAAATGGCACAAGTCTGGTTTTAACAGAACTGCTTTTGACCTCGCCCAAGTATTCTGTACCGGGTCTACGCGTAACACCGCCATGCGGCATCACAACCATGTTGGTTAGGTCTGACAAACCTTCCTTGTACTTTTCAATGTTTATGCGCCCTTCAAGGCGTGGGCTAATTTCGCCTGCCGTAAATGAGCTAAACGCTGGTGCTGAGCGAGCCATTAGAACCTCGCTTCAATAAAGTCGCTGGCTTCAATGCGCTGCGGCGCACCCTCTGTGCTATCCACAAACCTCGCTTCCTTGATCTTAGCCTCATACATAGAAAGCGTAATCTGCACCATGCTGGTTGAGCCGGTGATTGCGTAACAGATCTCTGCCGCCAATCGCGTAGAAAGCGCTTCGATCAGGCCAGCATCATACTCATTCGCGTCAGTTATTCGCGCAATGTATTTAATTTTGGCCGTGCCCTCATCAGTTAAAACCTTACGCCCCTCAATGACAAACACAGGCCCGCCGGTATTGTTAGTCATATTGTCTTGCGGGTAAGACAGCGAGCCATTGCTAAACTCTAACACGCGCAGGCAGAACGGGTTTGTTGGAAGCGGATACTGATGTGCATATCCAAAGGCGGGCGTTGTTGTTTCTTGCGCAAGCTCTGCGCGTCTAATCAAAGCATTCCAAGGATGCGCCCGGAATACAGCATCGCGCACACCTTCATACCTTTGGTTTACAATACGGCCCGCTTTACTGTTTTCATCTAACGTAGAAATGTTGGATGCGCCTAGAATGTTCAAAGCATAGTTTGCTATGTCAACCGTACTGGTCATATAAATCTCTCCAAGTAAGGAAAGGGGGCGGTTTCCCGCCCCGCTCTCTTAGTCTACCACATATTTGATGGTTACCTCAATGGTGCCTGTGCCAGCAGCACCGCCCATTGTTGCAGTAACAATCATACCGTCTTCATTGGTATCTGTGACTGTTCCTGAGCCTAAAGCCAATGTCGCCAAGATATCTACTTTTTGAGCAGATGTAGAGGCAGCAGCAGCCTTATACGCAGCAGCAGCGGCAGAAACAGCAGTGCCAGCAGAATTGGTATGCGCTGCATACCCTACTGACAAGGTTGTTGAGCCACCAAGCGCGTCATGGGCAAGCGAGCCTTCCAGCAAGCGTGCGCCATCAGGCAAGGTAAACATCTGAATGACATCGCCAGATGCCAGTGAAGATGCTTCATAAACGCCATGCGCTACGCGGATACGACCACCTAGAACATTTGACGGGTTTTTTACAACAGGATCTGCAATCGCATTAGTCTGTTGTACTGAGTAAACAGTAGCCATGTTTTAGTCTCCTTACTCTTGGCACAAGATTTCTACGACCTTGGCCTCTTCCATGCGTGTAGCACCGACAGACTGACAGTAGTAGACTTGTGTTGCGTAAGATTTATCAGCACGTTCATCAATGCGGGCTGATGGCTCTTTGCCTACAGCAAGCTTGATCCCGTCCTGAGCAAACGCGATTACCCGGCGGTTTGACGATCCGTCAACACCCAAGCGGTTTGAAACAATAAAGTTAAAGCCAACAAAGCTGTTGATTTCACCCATTGCCAAAGACTTGACGGTGTTAAAATCGCTCGACGTTACCGTTGTGTTGTTCAGCAAGTCAGAGATTTGCTTAGGTGACACAATGATGTGGCGAGGGATTGAAGGATCTACGTTGCCGCTATCCAGAATTTCTTTAGCTTCGATTAACTTAGCCAAAGTCAGACCAGCACTACCCTGAGCGATTTGATTGTTTGATGTATCAAACGCTGTAGTTGTAGAACCGTCTTTGCCGGTTTTAGCACTACCCAAAGCCGCTGAGATGACAACATCATCCATTGCGCGACCCATAGCAGCAGCAGCCGCACGGCTATAAGTCGAAGTCGGATCAACAAGCAGGCGCACTTTGTCCTGATCGTCAATAAGATCTGCATACTCATAGTCAGACAGCGTAACCATACGGCGGCTATGTGGGGTATCAATTAGCGGGGTATCCGCGTGACGGGTTGTTCTCAGAACAGCAGCAGCGCTACCGACCTGATCAAAAAAGGCTTTCTCGCCATTCACGCTCTCGCTGTCTACTGCATTACGCAGCAGTGAACCCATTTGCTGTGACAGCATTTGGATGTTTGCCGAGAACTGATTGACAAAAGCCGTAGTGATTTGTGAAGACATTGCATCACCTTTCTACAGTTTAGGTTTCAGATTGCTGCGCTTGGTTATCCCTTGCGGGGCCGTGCTTACTGCTTAGGGCAGTCACTCCACCTGACACACAGGTTTGTCGCGTGGGCCTTGCGGTTATCCACTTAGCGGAACTCAAACAAACGAGTCGCCTCGCGCACATAAGCATCATGCTCTGGGTGCGCTTTATTGAAATATGGGCCGTCTTCACGCATCACCTCAGTAAGCTGCCGTGATGCCTCTTCTGGCGTCATAATCAATTCTGTTGGATCACCCTCAAGATTATCCTCGCCAATGCCCTCTGCAATGCGTGAAAACATCCTAATCACTTCCGGGTGATCGCCTAACATTCTGCCATCGGCAAGCTGTATCTCATCAAGCAAATCAATATTGCCTAGAAACTGCACAGCCGCAGATCTAGCCATATCAACCTTTTGCTCAAAAGCTTTCCCATACTCTTGGCGTAATTCCATCTCGCCCTCTTGGCGCAAGCTATCTGCCTGCTCCTCAAAGCCGCTTTGAATATTTGTAACAGACGTTTGCAAAAACTCTGCCATGCGTTGCGCTTGCGTGCCGTTCAAGCCAGCCTCATGCGCCGCAGTGCGTAATCCTTCCAAAGAACTATCACCGAACACGCCCTTATCAACTTGAAGCTCATAACCGTTTGGCCCTTCTGGACGCCCAGCGGCAGCATAAAACTCGCCCCACTGGTCAGATGTCCAGCTTGATTGTGGCTTGCCAACCTTGTCGCTCCCGATCAGACGCTGCGCATTAACATAGCTTTTCGCCAATGCAGACGGGTCTGTAAATGTACGCAAGCTGGGTTCATTGCGTAAATCCTCTGGTAAACTTTCCAGAAAACTTGGTGCCGCCTCTACAGCAGCATCCGCTGCGACTTCCTGAGATCCAGTGTCTTGGATTGCCTCTTCGCTCATTGTGGTTCCTTTTCATCGGACAACATTCTGACGATCAGCAGCAGCGCTGCGCGTTGTCCTTCGTTAAATGCAGATTGATAAGGATCGCCAGAAAATGTGGTTGCCTCAAAGCTAAATCGCTTCTTGAGATCACTTAGAACTTGCTCACCGTCTTCTGTATTAAACGTGCGACGATACGCTAACTTTAAGTCTTGTATTTGCTTCATTGACTAACAGCCTTGACCATAGGTGCAAGCTGTTGCGCTTGCTCAGCCGCCATAGCGCTCTGCTCCATTTGCGCTTGTGCCTGTGCAGCTTCCTGTTGCTGCCTGCGTATACGTGCGACTTCCTCATCGCTGCGAATAACACGCGCCGGTATGCCGGTAACATCCACAAGATACTGCACCAGCTTATCGCTATCCAAGTAATCCATGACAGGCGCTATCTCAGCAACTTGCATCATTACCTCAAAACCGCGCAACATAGACTGCAAGTCTGTCAGCTTCTGCGCCTTTGCAAGCGGGCTAACATACTCAATATCTATGTCTTGGCCTTGTAGTTGCTCAGGGGCGGGTGGGAGCAACCCTTCCCTGAGCAGCAACGAAAATGAGCGAGAGATTAACGGCTGTAACAACTCAGACTGCAACCTACCCAGAACAGGCCCAAGTAACCGCATTTTCTCTTCGTTTCGTTGCAACACTTCAGTCGCTGTCATCGCTGGCCCTTGAGCCATGAGCAACTGATCAACATAAAACGCCTGCCGAATAGCATTGCGCCGCTGTTCTTCCATATTCAAGCCAAGCGGATTGTTCGCGCCAATGTTTAACGGCTCCAACCTATCCCGCGTACCAGATCTGTAAAAGTTCAACGATCCCGGCGTTGTGCGTACCGGCAACATAAACCCATCATCAGGAACCATTAAGGGTGGATCAATCTGCTTTTGAGCCGCACGAATAGTAACCTCTGACATTTTATTTAGCATCTTAACATCAGGCAGCGCGTTCATAGCAGGACAGCGGCCATAGCTGCTTACACTGTCTTTGTTAAAACGAGGAACCATAAACGGGAACTCATCAAAGCCGCCCTCAGACAAAAGCTTGCGCGTATCTGCATGGTAATACACAGACGCTACCGGCTTGTCCTTTGCCAGCTTACCCTTAGCCTCAGAGCGCGGATACACCGCATGAATAATCTCATGCTCCTTGTACGGCTCATTCTTCAAGTCTTTCTGGCATTGCGCAGGCAAATTCTCTTCGCCAAACCGTTGAGCCATAGCGCGAGAAGACATTTTAAACTTGCGGTAAACAGTATCTACCTGACCTTTAGAGTTTTCAGAGATGCATATCTCTGCAATGTGCCTAGAAGAAAAGCGCAAGCCATCTTCATTACTCTCTATATAAAAAGCAGCAGTACCAAAAACCACAAGATCATAGTAAAGCTCATGGATTTCTTGCTGAAAATTCGAGCGATTAAACGCTTGATACATTTGATCAAGGCATAACTCCAACCACTCATTTGCCAAGTCATTGTTTTGCAAGTCTGGATTGCGATAACGCATAGAAAACCAAGGCGAACTAGGGCTAGTCAGCATTCCATGCAATGAAGACGCCAACAGTTCCACAGCATGAATAGCAGTGCCATCATAAATTAACTCTGTACGCTTATCACCTTGCGTGCGCTTCTTCGTAATATCTGCCTTACGTGGCAGCATATAATCCGCAAGCTCTTGCCAATGGTTCTCCCAATTAGAACGCTGGCTTTGCAAAGTCTTATAACGCCGATCTAACTGCGCAATCATTGGCAATACTTGCATCACATCATCCCGTAGCTAGTCATAATAGAACGCTTCTTTTTCTTCTGCTCAGGGCTTAAACCCTCAACAGATCCACCCTGAGTACGACCAGCCATCTTTTGATTAAGCCGTTCCAAAGGATCTACAGTCAAATCAGCGCGGCGCTTAGCTGGTTGAGAAGAGCGTGCGCCCATCTCACCAGCAATGTTCTTACGCATCATCACTTGATTAAACCACCCATCAGTGAACGCCTGCGGCGCGTAGCAGGCTCAGAAGTCAACAAGCCTTGAGGCGTTGTGGCAATCGTAGAGCGCCGCCCCTTCTTGGCAGTCTCCGCAACCTTTTCCTCCGCTGGGCCTTCTGCCTGCGCCTTGATAATAGCAGCCTCTTCAACACCCGCCTTTGCAGTCGTTGTGCCAGCACCAGTGTCAGGCTTTTTAGGCGCACCCCTGCCCTCAGTCGGACTAGGCTTTGCAGCGGGCTTTGGCTTTGGCTTTGGCTTTGGCGCTGGCTTTGGCGCTGGGGGCTTAGGTGGTTTAGGCGCTGGCGGCGGTGTAGGCGCAGGCGCCGGTGCGGGCGCTGGCTCAGGCTCAGGTGTGCTACTACCACCACCACCTAATAAATCAATATCTAATATCTTGCCAGCCGCTGCCGCGCCAAGTATTGCCGTTACTGGATCACCCATATCTCACCTCATGCCGCAAAAGGGTTATAGTCCATGACAGCCTGCATCTGTGGTGGCCGCATACTGCCGCGACTTTCACGTAAACCAACTGCCAAATATCTAAACGCATCAGCCGCATGACTAGACCAGTCATGCACCGGGTTCGCCCGGAAACTGCGCGTCCTCTCATTGTACGCCCGGTGATACTGCCGCAACGCTTCCAATCCATCTTTACACGCATCACGATCAAACCACAGACGCGGTATCAACATCTGCGCAGCGTGTATGCCATCCTCAACAGGCAATTTAGGAACAACTCTAAAATTCAAACCCAAATCCCAAGCAACCTCTCTACGGCTCTTACCAGAACCTAACTCCCTTACCTCTATATCATGCGGAGCATTATGATCGCCATATAAATATTTTTTTGCTGAGAGAATTTGGCAATAGTGTGGCAACCCCTCATTCCTATTCTCATAGTAATCAATAACGTGAACGGCGCGACCAACAGTCTGCGTAAACCATATCGCCGTACTATCGCCAACACCAAGATCCCACCAAGTCTCTACACGAACAGACGGATCATACGGTACACTGCAAACCCGACCAGACGCCGTAATCTCTTCAAGCTCCTTGCCATAAATAGCACCGGGAACATTCGCATTCCAACTACACTCAAACTCCTGAGCATACTGGTCTACACTCATCATAACCTTGGCAGCTTCCAATTCCTCATCATCCAATATACCAGTCTCAGACGCACGGTATATCGCAGCCAACCAATCATCATTCCCAACAGCTTCCTCATACTTCTCATAGAAAGCATTGTGACCTTTAGGCGTGCCAACAAATACACACCAACCCTTCCGATCAGACAAAGCTGGCCGCAATACCTCTGGAAATACATTCTCAGGCATGTCAGCGACCTCATCCATCACACAGCCGTCAAGATAGATGCCTCTTAAACTATCGGGATTTTCCGCACCGAGAAGGCTAATCCTAGCACCAGTAGGCAAATCACATCGCAATTCAGTCTCATGAAACTTCACGCCCGGTATCTTGCCAGCAAACTGCTTTATATAATCCCACGCCACATTCTTAGCCTGACGATAAGTCGGAGCCATATACGCATAACGTGGCGATTCCTTCCCACTCATTAACGCATCACGCAATATATGATTAACAGCCCAAACCGTCTTGCCAAACCTACGATGACAAACAACAACACCCCAACGCTTAGACTGCATCTCATCATGCAATGAACGCTGCAACGTGCGCGGCTCATACGGTATCTCAATGTGCATCAGTGCTTCGTCTTTCCGCTAAATGTCAGCAAACCAGCACGCACCAACATCTGCTCATACAAGTCAATCAACAACACAGCAGCCTGATACTGCTCAGAGGCGCTAGGAGCGTCCACAGTAAGCCTACGCAACTCTTTGATGTGTGACAGCAGGGATGTGCTTTCGGCGTTCATACAGGCTCCGTGTGTGGGTGTACTGTGTTGGGGTAGTATACGTGTATAGCAGCGGCGGGCGGTTTGGCGGGGGGTGGGGGTGCCCGATCTGCAAAAACTTTACATAATACGTATTATGCGACAATAATGTTGTGCAATTACAATGGCTTGGCAGTATGCCTGCGCTTACCGGCAATTGCTTTCGCCTTATGGTTGAAAATGAAACAAGCTTAGCCTGCCTGCCTCACGCGTGTAGATCGGACGCACAAGATGTACCATATATACATATCCAACCCCTAACCTAATGCCTCACTTCCTCATCATGCTCGACCACATCCACCGCATTGACAGCCACATCTCCCCCGGCCCAACTGATTGTAACCGTCTGTGATTGCTGCGCTGTGTCTTCCTTTTTGTCACGCACACCGAATGGCTGATTGCGTGCTGTTGTCCACTTAAGAGTGTCTATCTCTAGCCTGCGTCTGTTCACCTCCGCATTGAGATGACGCACATCACCGCCTTCTGGTAATGGCTCCATAGCCAGCTTGTTTATCTTGTCGCTGTAATACTCTGCCTGCAAGATCCTGCCGCGTCTGTATAGTTCAAACATGTCATCATCGCTTGCGACTGCTCTTGTGACTGCGCGATACGTGGGCATGTCGCTATCGGCTGTGATATCCACAAGTGTTTCGCCCTGCGCTAATCTATCAACGATCTTTTCCATAATCTTTGCGTTGACTGTTTTCGATGGCATTTGCATTCCTAGTAAAAAAAATGCCCCGCATAGCAGGGCAAGTTATTGAGAACAGAAATCGCATCAGGCTTAGACAGGAGGAACAACCAAGCACAACAACTTGCGATTATATACCATTTGTAGCGCATTTCGGTCTGTTCGTCTACTACATATGTTTGTTATTCTGCTACTTGACATATCGTGACAAATGCTTATCTATGGTCATGTAACAACTCAACATGGGGAAACTTATGAAAATTACCAAAGCAGCCATACAAGCTCTCGCGACACAGCCGGTCAAAGCCCAATACAGTCTGGAGACAGACAAAGCCATTTATCTGGAAAGTGTAATTGATGCTGGCGGTTTCGACATCAGCTTGACTGATCGCCCTATGCAGTGGGAGCGCTGCATTGAGTGGCTTGAAGAGGTGACAGCATGAAGCCCTTTACCGTGTCAATCACCTACCAAACCCTGCGCGGCAACCTTGCGGTTGCTGCGTACATTATTCAATCAAACACTGGTTCCTTTGCCAGAAGACAGGGCCTGCGCCGCTTGTTGCGTGATGGCCGCAAGCAGCACCTGTGTACCCTTCACATCCAATCATACGAGGTAAAACTATGAGCAATACAGTTTACAATTTTGACCCTGACATTTTTAGCATAAAGGTTAAAAAGCCAAAGCGCATCACTCGCGCTCAAATTCTCAAAGCAATTAGATGCAAGCATCTAAGCCTAGAAAAAGTTTTAACAAATGTAGGTAATTACTTTCTGTTTACCTATGACACGCACCCGCATTTGGATGGTGAGGATCGTCCAGAGGGCGCTGATTGGGCGCAGCATATCGTTAACGTGCATCAGCTAAATCACATGAGCCTACATAATTGGATCAGTGAAGGGTTAGACATGGTTAAGGCTATGGAAG